CAAGCTATTTGCCATGAACGTACTCGGAGTTTTGAAGGACATCACTCCAACAGGGTTTACATCTGGCTCTGCTGATGCTACTGGAACAACCGGATACGGCTTTTACTCATATGGTGATTTGTCCTATGGCACTGCGCGACCTGACACCGGATCAGTACCAGCCACCACCTGGAGCCTGGACACCTATGGAGAGTACCTGGTGGCGTGCAGCAGCACCGACGGCAAGCTGTATGAGTGGCAATTAGGGTTCGCAACACCTACGCTTGCGGCTGTCATCACCAACGCACCCACAAGCTGCGCGGCTCTGCTGGTAACCAACGAGCGCATTATCTTTGCTCTGGGCGCATCCGGTAACCCGCGTTTGGTGAAGTGGTGCGACCAGGAGAACAACACAGTCTGGACGGCGGCAGCCAATAACCAAGCGGGTGACTTTGAACTGGCAACGCCAGGGTCTCTGAGGTGCGGCAAGCGCGTGCGAGGCGTCAACCTTCTATTGACAGACGTTGACGCGCACGTCGCTAACTACATTGGCCTGCCATTCGTCTACAGTTTTGAGAAGGTGGGCAGCGGGTGCGGCGTCATATCAGCGCAGGCGGTAGCGGCCATCGACACTTCCGCGATGTGGATGTCTACCGCAGGCTTTTGGTCCTACGACGGTTTCGTTAAGCCCATGCGGTGCGAAGTTGGAGACTACATATTCAACAATATCAACTACGCCCAGGCATCCAAGGTCTACGCCGTCCACAACTCTACCTATGGCGAGGTGACCTGGTTCTACCCGTCGCTGTCCTCAAATGAGAATGATTCTTATGTAACTTACAACTACCGTGAGGGGCACTGGGCTATAGGAATGATGACTCGCACCGCAGGAACAGACCGAGGTGTGTTCGCCAACCCGCTGTTTGTCAGCACCGACGGTTACATCTACGACCACGAGGTTGGCTACACCTACGACTCGGTGGCTCCCTACGCGGAGTCAGGACCGATTGAACTCGGTAACGGCGACAACGTGATGGCCGTCAGGTCGGTGATACCTGACGAGCAGACGCTGGGCGAGGTTGCCATCTCTTTCACGGCCAGGCTGTACCCGACATCGGCAGAGACAAGCCACGGCCCATTCAGCGCCAAGGCGCCAACCGACGCCAGGTTCTCAGGACGGTCAGTCAAGATGAAGGTCACCGGCAACGTGCTGGACGATTGGCGGGTCGGCGTGATGCGGCTGGAGGCTACGTCGGCAGGGAAACGGTGATGGAGGATTTCTGGCGGTTGGCACAACACATCGAAGCCGCCTTAGAATACTCAGCAGGAACCCACACCCTTGAAGATGTTGCGCAGGGTGTAGAGGAGAACAGATTCCAGCTATGGCCTGGGATCAATAGCGCAGTCATCACGGAAATCATTGTCTATCCGCGACTCAAGAATCTGCACTTTTTTCTTGCTGGCGGCGACCTAGATGAACTCCAAATGATGCGACCACATATCGAATCTTGGGGAAGGCAGATTGGTTGCACGCGAGTTACCTTGGCTGGCCGTAAGGGTTGGGCAAGGACATTTTTAGCAGATGAGGGATATGCCCCGAAGTGGCATCTTCTTAGCAAGGAGTTGTAGATGGCGACAAGAAACCGATACGCTGAAATCATGTCTCAATACAGGCAGTCGCAGCCGTATTCGTTCTTCGGATACCCACAAAGCTACACCGGCGGTCAATCAGGTTATACCGGCGGGTATGACGTGACGCCGTACACGCCATACACTGCACCAGCGAACCGATACGCCGACATCATGGCACAGCCTGCTGCACCTATGGGTGGCGGTGGGCGCGGTGAAAGAGAGGCTCCAAGCGCGTTTTCTCAGATGACGCCAGCAGAACGCGCCGCCTATTACGCTGCAAACCCGATTGAGGGCAGTATTGCGCTGGGTATGCAGGACCTGTTTGGTAATGCTACCCTTTTAGGGAATGCAGCTAAATATTTTGGTAGAGATGGATGGTACGACAGCAGGCTAGAAAAGATGGGAGTGAATCCAACCATTAGCCTGGAGAACCAAAATACGCTTGCTGGCACTTCAATGCAAAATGCGCTTAATGCACTGAATCCTAGCGGTGGGTTTATTAGTACGCCAGACACCCAAGCAGTTCAAAACGCCATAAACAACACTGATTTTTCTGGAATGGATAGGGGAAGCATTTCAGCAGCACCAAGCACACCAGACACTCAAGCAGTTCAAAACGCTATAAACAATACTGACTTCTCTGGAATGGATAGGGGTGGTGGCGGTGGTGGATACGGCGGTGGTGGTGCAGCCACTGGAGGTAGAGACACTGGCGGCGGTGCGCGTGACGCATCAGGCGGTGGTGATCGCGGAACACGCGGTGGCTTTTCGCAAGGCGGCTACGTCTCCATGCAGAGCTTGGGAGGACTAGACCCAATGGGTCCTGATGACGGCTACGCTGCTCTCAAGGATGGCGAGTACGTCATCAACGACAAGGCGGTAAAAAAATACGGTATCGAGTTGATGGAGGCCATTAACTCGGGCAAGATTTCAAAGGGCAAGCTGCGCGGCTTGCTCGAAATGTAAGGAGAAACGATATGTCTAAAGGCGGCGGCAGTACAACTAGCACCACAGCAATTGACCCTGATCTGAAGTCGGCGTATCTACGCAACATCGGCCAAGCTCAGAGCGTAGCCGGTGCGTTGCCGGTACGGCAATTTGCAGGGTTCAATCCTCTGTATACGGCCGGTGAGGAGATGGTCACGAATGAGGCGTTGAACCCATTTACTGGCGAGTCCATCCAGCAGTTTATGAACCCCTACGAGAACGAGGTGGTTCAGCGTGCGTTGGCTGATGTCGGTAGCTCATTGGAGACCCAGCGTCTGAAGGACCGGCAGGCGGCTACAGCAGCACGCGCTTTTGGTGGATCTCGCCAAGGTGTGCAGGAGTCACTCACAAACGCCGCGGCCATCAAGCAGGCTGCTGACACCGCTGCGCAGTTGCGTGCTGCCGGTTACGGCCAGGCGGCTGGTCTGGCTCAGTACGCCAAGGGTGCGAACATCTCTGGCGGCCAGGCAGTGATGGGCCTGGGCGGTGCGCGTCAGCAGTTGGAGCAGGCTCAGTTGGACGCCCTGCGCAACATTGGCCTGGAGAAGCTACAGATCGCCTCCGGCGGCATCAGCACCCAGCTACCCAACCTCGGCATGACCCAGACTCAGCCCTACTACCAGAACCGTACTGCTGGCGCTTTGGGTGGAGCGTTAGCCGGTCAGCAGTTGGGTGGTGCAGCCTACGGTGGCTACGGCGCTGCACTCGGCGGTCTGCTTGGATACTTTGGATAAGGGGAACAGAATGGCCTACCCGTATGACATTTACAACTTGAATCCTAGAAATGTTGCCCCACTAGATTTAACCCAGCAGCAGTTGGAGTTGATTCGGCGACAACAAGCGATGGCTCCTTTCGCCGCTTACACACGGGCAACGCTGCCTGCCCAATCTCGCTACACTTTTGAAGGTATTGCACCAGATGCTGCTGTACCTGACATTCAATATGGCGACCTAAGTTCTGCGCCATCAGGTTCTCGGTACATCAATCAGACACTGTCTGACCAGTATTTGCGTTCAGCGACTGGCAATGCTCCATTAGAGCGGATGTCAGAGCCACCATTGGAAATAATGGAACAAGTTTTTGGCGACCAGCAACCACGCCGCACACTCGGCCTGCTGGGTGATATGTTTGGCGGTGCATCCGCGCTGGACGAGTACATGACGCCGGAGCAACGAGCGCAGCTACAGAACCAGGGCGTCATGGCAGCGGCCATGCAACTGCTTGCATCGTCAGGCCCGAGCCGAGTGCCTGTAGGACTCGGGCAGGCGCTTGGTGAGGCGTATGGTGCTGGTCAGAAGGGCTATACGGCAGCGCAGCAGAATCTGCTCACAAGCATGACGATGAAGCAGAAGATGGACGAGTACAAGCGTCTAAAAGATATTCAAGCACGCATCAGTGGTGCATTGGTTGGAGAAGGCGCTCCGGCTATGCCTGGTGCAGCCATCTCTCCAGAGCAGGCTATCAATGCACCAGGGTTACCCGCTGGCCCTACAGTGGCACGCGCTGCACTGATTGGTACTCCTGGTGCTGCTGCGCCTATGAGCCAGGCAGATATATTGCACGATAGGTACATGAATGCGTCAAACATTGCGGCTCAATACGGTGACACTACAAAGGCCACGGCCTATGCTAATTTGGCAAAGCAAATTCGGCCTACTGACGAGGTGATTGGCGAACCGTTTAGAGGTAGTGATGGCAACTTTTACTCACGTCTAAAGTCTGGAGGAACAATTCCATTCAAGGGTGTATCTCCAATAGACAAGCCAGTCGGTGAGCCGTTTAGAGCTGCTGATGGTAAGTATTACCAGCGCACTGAATCAGGTGGGACTGTTCCATTTAGTGGAGGCACTGTAACGCCAGCAGACAAGCCAGTCGGTGAGCCATTTAGGGCTGCTGATGGTAAGTTTTATCAGCGGACAGAGTCAGGTGGGACTGTTCCATTTAGTGGAGGAACGGTAACGCCAGCAGCCAAACCTAGCGGTCAACCACAGCAGCAGTTGGTTGATGGTAAGGCTCAGATGGTTCAGTATTACGATGATGGAACCTTTAAGCCCATTGCAGGCGTTAGCCAAGTAGCTAAACCTGTCGGTCAACCACAAATGCAAGTGGTCAATGGTGTCCCGACAATGATGCAATACTTTGATGATGGGACAAGCAAGCCACTTGCTGGTGTATCCCAGTACAACGCGCCGTCATCTTTAGTGACAAACCTTGAATATGTTGGTGGGAAATCATTGGCCAATACAGGTGCTGCTGGACTTGCTGAACTTGAAAAATCACAACAAGCAAGTGCTACAAAGGTGTCTGTAGACACAGGTCAAAAGGCAAGAAATGTTCCGGTTAACAAGGACATCATTGATAGATTGAGCGCAAAAACAGAGCAAGCAGAAACCGCCAATCAAACTTTAGCGAATATTGATAGGATTCTTCCTGCACTTGATAAAGCTATCACCGGACCATTGGCAGATTATCGAACTACAATTTTGCGCGTTGGTCAATTCATGGGTGTCGCTGGTAAAAATGCTGACGAAATTCTTTCCAACACGCAAAATGTTGTGCAGGGTCTTGCGCAGCAAGAACTTAATGCAGCGTCATATACAAAAGGACAGGGAACTCTTACAGGACCAGAGCGTGAGATGCTGAAACGTTCTGCCGCTGGCGATCAAAACATGAGCGCAGCAGAGTTACGAACGGCACTGGTTGCAGCGCAAAAAATGGCACAGTTCCGACTTGATGACCAAGCAAAGTTTTTGGAAAAAACTACTAGATTGCCTGGCATGGAGGAGTATCGAGATCTTTACACGATTGATCGATATCAACCAGTCGCCCCACCAGCGGCTGCCGGTGCTGATGGCCGAAAACCATTAGGTGACATCATCAAGCCTAGAGGAGCAAAATAATGGCTGAAGAAAAATCAGGATGGGAAGAGTGGAAAGACTTAAACGCTCAAATCTTGGAGGCCAAGAAGGCTAACTACACTGATGCGGAGATTGCTCAGTTCTTACAGACCGTACCTAATATCGGTCCGCAAGTAACTACGGCACTTGAGAGCAATTACGCTGCGCCTGAGATTATCAAATCAATCATGGAGCGTAGGTCGCCATCGTTTGAGCAGGGCGCTCAGAAGTCCATTACAGAAAAGGCGGTTCTGACTGCGCTGCAAGGCCCGACTCTAGGCTACTTTGACGAGTTGGCTGGGGCGATGGCTGCGCCTTTGCTTGCGTACCAGCAGAACATCCCGCTAGGCCAGGCGTACCAGCAGCAGCGTGACGTAGTGCGCGGTGCGACTGAGTCATTCATGAAAGAGAGACCATTCACGTCTGCTGGATTGCAGGGCGTTGCGTCAGTCCCACTGGCAATGTCTAACCTCACAAGCAGGGCAATTGGTGCTGCAGCAGCGCCGGTGGTGTCTGGAGTTCAGGCGGTAGCGCCAAGAGTTGCAGCCGGTATGCAGAGCGCAGGACGATACCTGGCTGGCGCACCAGCCGCTGGTCAGACTATGGGTATGGGTCAGCGCATGGCGCAGGCCGGTGCTTCTGGCGTTGGATATGGCCTCATTGGTGGCGCAGGATCTTCAACTGGTGAGGACATAAGCCAGATCACCCAGGACGCACTCACAAGCGCAGCCATTGGCGGCGTACTCGGTCCTGTTACCCAGCCGGTGATGGGCGTATTGGGAGCCGCTGGTCGGCAAGTAGTGGCGCGGGTATCTGATACAGCAGCATCACGCTACGCACAGCAGAAAGTTGCCGAGGCTTTGCTGCGCGACACGCCACCAGACCTACTGCAAAGCGCACTCACCATGTCGCAGGCCAGGATGGGTAAGCTCGGACCAGAGGCGCGTATCGCTGACGTTGGAGGCGCTAACGTGCGTGGCTTGCTGGATACGATTGCAACCCTGCCTGGTGAGACTAAGCAGGCGCTGGAGCGTGCTATCCGTGAGCGCCAAGCAGGACGTGCAGGGCGCATGATGACTGCCGCTGACGAGGCTTTGGGCACGCAGGGCGCTCAGTTCCAACAGAGCCTGGACGCATTCAATACCATGCGTAAGGACCAGGCGCAACCGTTCTACGATGCCATCAAGTATGCCAGCGTGACGGTTGATGACAATCTACTCAACCTGTTGCAAAAGTCTAGGGACTTGCAAGGCGGTGCTGAGACATTGTTCCGTCGGCAAACTGGTCAAGAGATAAACCTTGGTAACCTTAAAAAAGGCGATGTCGTACCCATGACGGTGCTGGACACTGTCAAGCAGTCGCTGTACGACGCGGCACAAACAGCCAAGCAATCAGGCAGCGGGAACCAGGCAAAGGCCATTGACGATATTCGCGTCAACCTAACCAGTTTTTTGGTTGACAAGTCGCCAAAGTTAGGCGGTCAGTCTGCCTACAGGCAGGCGTTGGATAAGTGGGCAGGACCGTCGCAGATGATGGATGCAGCCGAACTCGGCCGCAAGGCCATGACGGGAGATATTGTCAACTTTAGGCAGGAATTAAGTAAGTTGTCTGGATCAGAGATTGATGCGTTCCGCATCGGTGCGTTGCAGTCCTTGCGCCAAAAGACAGGCACAGAGGCTGGTCAAACGTCACTGCTGAAGATGTGGAAGGAGCCAGCTACTCAGGAGCGTCTGAAGGCAGTGTTTGAGAACGATTACCGCAAGTTCGCGTCTGCTGTAGCTCAAGAGGCACGACTGAAAGGTCTTGAGTCTGCTGGCCGTGGGTCGCAAACAGCAGCGCGCTTGGCTGGTATGTCTGACCTGGATATTGCTCCAGCTATGGCTGCCGGTCAGTCTGTCGCAAGCGGCAATGTGCCAGGCATGATTACGTCAGCGGCTAACCTAGCAAGCAGCGTCAGAACGCCAGAGCCTGTGCGTAACCAGATGGGGCAGATCCTGCTATCGCGTGACCAGCAACGACTCAACGATCTTATGATGGAGTTGGAGCGTCAGGGCCGAGATCGGGCACGCGCTGCTGGGTTAGGTGGATTCACTGGTGGCGCTATCGGTAGCAATGTGCAGCCATATGCGGCTGGACTACTTGGGGATTGAGTAGAAAGCCGCCATCAGCGGATGCACCTTAATCTTCCGTCTGGCGGCACGCTCACGCGCTAATCTAAAGTCCTTGTCCTCCTGGGACTCATTCGCACGCACTCTCTGCACGCGCTCATACCCTGAGTAGGCCGGTGGACGTGGGGCGTCGGTCCCTATCCCCCAAGCGTAGACCCTGGCAATCGTCCCCTTGGTGCGGGACCAGCCTGCGACGTACACCTGGCCGCGCTCATGCATCTTCTTCATGTTGTACTCAACCGCACGCT